GTTGGGGAAACCATTGGTGATGGATCTCCTGCAAAAGCATCACCAGCTGTAATACCAGCACTTGCGTCAAGATTTTTATCATCAGCTTCGATCTGTTCTGGTGTTTTTGCAGCACGTCTTATTTTTCTTTCTTCAATTTTCTTTGTTGCTAAACCATCTCTACCTATTATTTTTAATTGTCTTGGAGTTAACTTTTCTAATATTTCATCACCATATTCACTAGCATCAATTTTATCATTTATCTTTTTAGCCCTGATTCTTCTATCTTTACCCCTCCACCTTGATGCTCTTTTTATATCTTTCCTTATTTCCTTTAAGAATTTTTTACCACCAGAAGATATTGTAGTAGGAGTTGTTGGTGTTGCTATGACTTTACTAGCTGTCGATACCGCACTTCTTTTTGAGTCTTGTGCTTCCCATGCTGCCCGAGCTCTATCTTTAGCCTTACTTGTTACAGCTCCTTTATATTCCTTTCCTAGTCTTTTTGCTTTATCAATAGATTTTTGGTCTTGAAAGTTTTTAAGATATTCCTTACCTTCCTCTGTTTTTTCAAAACTTGACCATTGAGTTTGTGCCTTTTCTTGCAGGCCAGGGGTGTTTGCCATTTCTTCATCAGTCATTGAAAACTTAAATGGTTTTTTAGGAGGTTCGTCTGAAGCATCAAACATATCAGTTATCCATTCGGGTACTCCTACTGCTTTTGCAAATTTAAGTACCAAAGAACCTATAGAACTTGCAAGTTTTTTGACTCTCCCTATAATTTCTTTCCAGATACCAGAGTAGACAGCCCAAAGTTCTCCCATAAATCCGCCCCAAGAAAATTCTTCTTTAGGTTTCTCTGGATCAGCACCATCAGGGTCAATCCAATCAGCAATCATTCCCGCACCAATACCTCTTAACCAACCACCAAGCATTCCTTGTACATTACCAAACATACCTGTAACCATTTCTTTAACTTTTGTAAATCCTTTAGAAATTGTTCCAGCTATATTATCCCATACTCTTGTAATGTCATCCCAAAAATACCAAACCAATCCACCTAACGCAATACCACCAAGTATTGCCCAACCATATGGGCCCATAGTCATCAAACCTTGAATAACACTTTTACCCATCTTAGCTAAGAATTTTCCAGCTTTACCAAACTTACCCATTAAACTTTTAAACCAATCACCACCGGCACTTGCTACATTCTTGACTGCTCCACCAACTTTACTCGCACCAGCTTTGACTGCTCCACCAACTTTACTTGCTTTATCTTTTCCATATTTAACATAATCATTATTACGAAACTTGTCCATCATGGAAAGTTTTTTACCTCTGTCCATTTTCATCATGTCATCTGTCAAATAACCTTTAACTTTATCTTCCATCACGTTATTTCTAATAACCTTATCAAACAGAGTTTTACCCATTTTAGAAAACATCTTTCCAACTATACCATCCGGCCCTAATTTTTTCAAAAGCAATATAAGACCACCTAGACCAAATGCAACTTGTTTAAATAAACTATCATCTAGTCCACCAGTTCTTTCCGTTCCTGCAACCCGAACTTTAGCTTCTTGTTTAGCAATGTCTTCCGCGGAGGCACCGGAGCCTTCTTTCTTCATCTCATCTAATTTATCTTGTTCCCTGTCCTGTTCCGACTCTCCAAAAAGCCACTTAAAAATTCCACCAATCAACTTACCTATCTTTGGAACAAGCCATGCTAATCCATCATATATACCTTTAAATATCCCTGGCCCATTCTTCCATAACCATGTTGCCATACCTTTAAGTGCTTCCCATACTGCTTTCATTTGTGAAGGTTTTAGAAATAGAAATCCAAGACCTATTAGTAGTTTACCCCAATGGTCTTTGATGAAATTTGTTATGGGATTATCAGTCAAAGTTTTTGTAAGAGTACCAAGCAGTCCTTCTTGCCATTTCTTAACACTTTTTTTCCACTTATTCTCTTTATCCTCTGCCTTTTTCCACCTTTCTTTAGTTTTTATCATTGCAGCTGATTCTGATTTTGTTGCTTTCTCTTTTTTCTCTTTACCATCAGTTATCAACTTAGGAGCTTTAACAGTTATAGGGTCATTTATAGTGATATGGATTTTTTTAGGTAAAATAAGAGCCTTGTCTACATTAACCATCATTTGTGATATTTTAGGCACAGTTTGGGCAACGTTGCCCATAGATTGGGTCATCCCTGTATTTTGTGGTGGCTGAAACATACTCTATCCTTTTTTATTGGTTTTGTTGTCTTTTAATACGTTCATTTTCCTCTGCAATGAACTTAACTAATAATGCTACATAAATATCTTTTTCCCAAGGTATCATATTCTCTATATCAGAAAGAGAATACTTATGATGTTGCATCATTGAGAAATTAGTGTTAATCATATTAGCTAATGAATTATCACAGAGGATTATGCGAAAAAAGATTGTAGACCCTCCAAGGTCATATCCTCTTTATATCCACATTCCTTATCCTTTTTCTTACCTTCACCCTTTACTTTATTCTTACATTCTAATTTTACTTCATGTTTTAGTTTTGGCATTGTTTCAAAGAATTTAGAAATCTTTTGAAACTGCTCATCAGATAAAGATTCTAAAAACTCTTCCATCTCAGCTGCAGTATGATCTTTAGCTGGATATGTTTTTTCATTATCATAGAGATAATCAATAGATAATAAAATAGTTTTAAATATTACTTCAATTTGTTTATCACTATCAATGTTATCTATTCTTGACTGTAGACTCATATCAGGATACTTTAAACATACACCAAGCTCATCTGTTATCTGAATCTTACTTGTATGATTTTCATCTTTATGAACATTCACATCTTCAATGTTAAAAAATACTGGTATCTCACCCTTACAAGTAGGGCAATTATATTTTAACTCTATCTCTTCACCTTTTGATCTACCTCTCAACCATAGAAAGATATACTCAATATCAAAGATAGGCAATGAGTCAGCATCAACATCACCAAAAATACAATTTTTAATAACTGTCTTTGTAGCATCTGCTATCTGTTTTTCATCTTCACTCTCCATAGCTATAAGGAGAATCTTTTCTTCCTTAACCAAGAAAGGTCTGTATTTTATTTCTTCACCTGTTGATGGTAAAATTAAACTATACTCTGGTACTGCAATTTTTGGTAATCCCATTTCATTGACTCCTTAATATAAAATGATATTGTTATTAATTATTTATTCACTACTTTCAAATGCATCATTACTGCCAGCTGTATCACCACTCACAAAGGTTTTGTCGAGTGGATTTATTTGAGAATTATCTCGACTATCAGAACGTCTTGCAATTGGTTCACCCCTAATTTCTGGTGATTCTGCTGCCTTTAATGATACCCATTTTTGATAATAGTTTCTATAAGAAAAATTTACACTTAATGACATTACACCAGTACCAGAATAATCCAATGATAAAGGTTCAATTCTTTTTGGATAAGCTTCATTTATTACTGTTACTAATGTTGTTGCATTTGAATCAGCTGTATTATTTTTGTTCAATTGCTTGCTTAATTTGTGTACTGTAATAGTTCCGATATAATTATTATAAAACCCAACACGGTTTGTTGCCGGGTCAACCATACTTTCCATCCAATCTTGAAAATATTTAAGTTCTAGCATATCATCGTTACAATGGAAAGCTAATGTTATATCATCATAAGTTTTTTGACGAACATTTGATCTATAAGTCATATCTTTATCTGTTGCAACCATTGTTAGGCCAGGAATTTGTGCATTATGACAGACAAGTGATAATCTTTCTCGAATTGAAGAATTTGTTCCAAGTGGATTGTTACTAGTAATCTCAACACGAAACAAATTAGGACTTGCAAAATTAGCCAGTGTTTGTGCTTTAAACTGTCCTATTCCCTTTGCCATCTCTTACTCCCGTTATAAATATTAGTCTATACTGTATTTATAAGAGATATATGAGAAATTTCCCTAGAGTTGGAAAATATAAGGTCAAAAACAAGGAGAAATATGTAGGTGATCTCAATGAATGTCACTATCGCTCCAGTTGGGAGCTGAGATACATGAAGTATTTAGATGCTCGTCCAAGTGTATTGGAGTGGGGCTCAGAGAATATAGTTATTCCCTACTATAATCCAATAGAAAAGAAAACTAGGCGGTATTTTGTGGATTTCTATGTGAAAGTAGTATCAACTAATGGTCAAGTCAAAAAGTATATCATTGAGATTAAACCACATAGTCAATGCCTACCCCCAAAGAAACCTAAGAGAAACACCAATAAGTATAGAAATGCATTGAAGGCTTATGTAAGGAATCAATGTAAGTGGAAAGCTGCAAGGAAATATGCAGAAAAGAGGGATTGGGAATTTATAGTTTTAACAGAAAAAGAACTAGGAATCCGATAATATGAATAAAATTGAAGTTATAAAAACTGAAAGAGATGGTTTAGATATAAAGGAAGACATCAACCGTTTTGCAAAGGAAGGTTGGGAATCAATCAGTAATGATGATATCCAGCGTCTGAAATGGTATGGACTCTTTTTACGCAATCCAACTCCTGGCTTCTTCATGCAGAGAGTAAGAATACCCAATGGTGTTTCATTCTCACATCAGATAAAAGCATTATGTGATATATCAAATAAGTTCGGGAATGGTATTATAGATGTTACCACTCGACAACAACTACAGCTGCGTCATTTAAAAATAGATGATGTTCCAGAGATATTTGATATTCAAGAATCAGTTGCTTTGACTTCAATACAAACAGGTTTAGATAATATAAGAAACATCATGGGCTGTCCAGTTGCAGGGTTGAGTCCAAAAGAAAAAGTAGATGCATACTCACAAGTGAAAGCATTGACTGAATATATATCAGGAAACCCAGAGTTTTCAAATCTCCCACGAAAATTTAATATTGCAATCACTGGTTGTACTGATGATTGTCTACACTCTGAAACTCAAGACTTAGCACTTGTACCAGCAGAAAAAGAAATAGATGATGTTCCTGTAAATGGATTCAATATCTTAGTAGGTGGTAAGTTGGGTTCGGGTGGATATCGTATTGCTACTTCATTGGATGTATTCATTACAGTAGATGAAGTAGTCAAGGTATGTTCAGAAATAATTCTTTTGTATCGTGACCACGGCAGTAGGGATAAAAGAAATAAAAATAGATTATCATTTCTCATTGAAGAGTGGGGAGAAGAAAAGTTTCGTGCAGCTCTACAGGATAAACTAAATAGTCCTCTTCTTACTTCTGGAAAAGATTTGAGAAGTAATCAAAAGTCTGAACATATTGGTGTGTACCGACAAAAACAATCTTCGCTGAATTATGTAGGGTTGAAAATACAGGTAGGTAGAATTCATGCTGATAAGTTAAAGGGTATTGCTTGCCTTGCTGAAAAGTATGGCAATGGTGAAATACGATTTTCTCATTCCAGTTCTTTGATAATTCCTAACGTATCAGATCAAAAACTTGGTGACTTATTAGAAGAGCCACTGGTTGAAGAGTTTACTTATAATCCAACTAGTGTTATGCGTGGATTAGTGAGTTGTGTAGGAATAGATTACTGTCACCTAGCAACTATTGAAACTAAACAGAGAGCTCTACAAGTTGCAAAAGATTTAGAAGGTAAATTACCTGATACTGCACCTATCACAATGCATTGGTCTGGTTGTCCTGCAAGTTGTGGAAATCATCTTGTCGCTGACATTGGATTGTTAGGTAAGAAAATGAAATACGGAGACAAGGTAATAGATGCAGTAGATGTTTATATGGGTGGAAGAACTGGTATTGATTCTAAGCTTGCTGTAAAAGTTATGGAAGATGTACCATGTGATGACCTTGCTAAAGTTTTAGAGTCTATAGTACCATATCACACTAGAGAAAAGATGCATCCTATTAAGGGAAAGAAATATAAACGTAATTGGAACAAAGTATAAAAAATAAAGGGGGAGTATCACCGAAACGGTTTCACAAGGTATCTAGTCGCGAGTCTTTGATACCAGCATAATACTGGCGAATCACCAATATAACAAACGATACTCCCCCTCTATCTATTTACTACTGCTCAGCTAGTTTCTTAAAATACTCTAAAGTATCTTCAGATGTTGATTCGGCTGCATCATTCGCAACTGGATTAGCAGAACTCTCCTCAATAGTTTCATTGTAATCACTACCCGTTCCCGAAGCAGTAACCGTATTGAAACGTGCTTCCAACTCTTGATAACTCTTAAAGTTCTCTGGAGCAAGAAGTCCTTGAAGTGAATGCTGTTGTTTCCAAACATCCTCTAGCTTAGCATCGTCACCGTCAAACAATGGAGATGGAGAAGCAAACTCTGACTTATCATAATTTGCATAACCTTCCACCTGACGGATTTTGAGTTTAAAGTTAGCACCAGACCAGAAATCAAACGGGTTCATTGGTTCTTCATCTTTAAACTCTGGGTTCATAACACTTTCGATTTTCTCGAAAATCTTCTTACCATATCGAAACAAAAATACTTTACCTTCATTCTGAGCATTTGTTGAATCTTCAAGGATAAGGATATTGGAGTAGTAACTTAGCTTACGCTTTCGATCTCTCGCAATATTCTTATCAGACTCAATACCAGAATTCCACAAAGTAGTATTTGCCTTTGATACAGGGTCATCAGTTCCACTAGGAGCATCAGATCGTGGTGTGGTCAATGAATTCTCAATGTACCATCCACCTGGCCCTTTGAAACCATGTGACCATAAACGAACCCATGGCACATCTTCATTTGTAGGTGCTGGGAGAAAACGAACAACGGCATAACCGTTACCAGTTTTATCTCTTTCACACTTCCAAATGCGTTCATCTTCATAAGATGGTTTCTCTGCAAGCTTCTCAACTTGCTTTGTTAATGACTGCAAATTGTTCATTCGGTTATTCTTTAAATCTTTAAAACTAGACATATGTATTACTCCTTATTTCGTTATATTTCTTAGTATCATTATGAATGTAAGAACTGCTCCTAAACGTGGCATTGTTCTTACATCATCACATTCATCACAAAGGTAATTTTGTAACTTGTTTCTTCATCATATTCAAGTCGTTAGCTTCTGCTTCAAGTTTATCTTTGATAGACCTATTTAGAAGTTTTGCGACCATTTCAATCTCACCATCTACATTATCAGCATACATAATAATAGCTTCCATGTATGAAATCTTCTTATCTCTAACAAGTTCTTCTATGGTAGTATTAACATCTATACTCATTTGAACTCCTTAATCTTATCACAAATACCAAGTTTCTTTGATTCCTTTGCAGACAACCAAACATCAGTCGCAGGTAACAAATACTCCCTGATTTTCTTTTCAGACATACCAGTACATTTTTTGTAATGGTTCATCATCCTTTGTGAAGTTAGTTCAAATTCTTTTGATTGAGCCATAAGTTCATGTTCCTTACCCCATGCACCCCAACTCCATTGATGAGACATAATAGAAGTATTGGGAGTCAATAGTCTATGACCCTTAGCACCATTGATAAACATCATAAAACCTGCTGATGCGATTTGTCCCAACCCAACTGTATGAACGGGAAACGGACATCCATTCATAACATCAATTACAGCGAACGCAGCATTCAAGTCTCCGCCGGGAGAATTAATTATTATCTGCAAACATTTAGGTCTAGGCCTTTGGAAACTCTTAGTAAGAATAAAAGAAATAAGTTCTTTACAAGTTTCTTGACTTACTTCTTCCATGAAAAGGTATACACCTTTTTCTTCTGGAGTTGCGGGGCCCTTTTTTTCCTTTTCAGACATTTTATCCCCCATTGTTAAATGTTATTATCTAAAAGGATCAATGTAAAAAACATGATCCCCAATTTCAGCAACCTTCAACATATTACGATTCCAGTATGGGTCAACATCATTTCTATGATAATGAGTAGCACCATGTAGAAAATCATTAACTTCCCATCGTTCACCGAAGTTTTTAATATGTACTCCAGGCTGTTGTAACATTGCTCTTGCTATTACCTTTGAAACTTTCCATGCAATTCTATCTTTAGGTATATCAGATAGTCCATCACAAAACCATGAAAAGTGACATTTGTGTTTTACTACTTTTCCATTTTTGTAGTTGGCTTGTTTTACTACTTTACAAATAGAGTTTGGAAATCTTCTACTCTTCACTCTGTTTATAGTTACAAGCGCAACAGCAATCTGACCCTTAGTAGTTTGATCTCTAGCTTCATAATAAATATTCTTAGCCATGCAAGTAATTTCTTCATTAGAAACTTTCGTAAATCCACTAAGGATTAGAAGTGAAAATAATAGTATAAATGTTTTCATAATAAAAAAGAGGGATGGTTGCCCATCCCTCTTGGAGAATTAAAGACTAAACACCCCAATGGGAATTCAGTGCTTTACGACAAGCAAAGACAGTCTTTGCTCCACCATCAAGATCACAATCCTTGAAAGCAGTTTCGCCAGTAGCAGGTGAAGTGTAAATCTCTACCCAACGTGGCAGTCCAGTTACGTCTGCTTCAGCTTTGGTGAGTTTACGAGCATTCTTCATTCCTACTTTTGGTTGACCAACAATTGTGTTACGCATAAAATAAATCTCCTAA